ATTGGTTTCAGCGCCCCCGGTCAAGAAAACAACGTCTGCGCCAGCACCGATTTCTCCCGTGACGGCTCGCTCCTCTGGAGCGCCGGCTTATGACACGACTGACCCACGGTCTACCAAGACCATGAGCGCCTCAGAGTGGATTGATGCCGAACGAGCCCGACAGTTGAAAAAGATGCAGGCAACCCGCTAAATTTTTAAAGGATTTTTTCCATGGCTAACAGTATCTTAACCATCGACATGATCACGCGCAAAGCGCTTGAGATTCTCGAAAACAACCTTGTGTTGACCCGTAACGTGAACCGTCAGTACGACGACAGCTTTGCTGTTGAAGGTGCCAAGATTGGTTCGACCCTGCGCATTCGCCTGCCTGATCGCGCTCTGGTGACCGACGGTGCCGCCCTGCAAGTTCAAGACGACAACGAGCAGTTCACCACCTTGACCGTGGCCAGCCAAAAGCACATTGGTGTCAACTTCACCTCTGCTGAATTGACCATGCAATTGGATGACTTTGCAGAGCGTGTGTTGAAGCCACGTATCAGCCAGTTGGCCAGTTCTATCGACGCTGACGTTGCCAATGCTTACAAGAGCATTGGTAACACCGTCGGCACTCCTGGCACCACTCCCGCAACTTCTTTGGTGCTGTTGCAAGCCCAGCAGAAGCTCAACGAGAACGCCGCTGTGATGAGCCCCCGTTATGCCACCGTCAACCCCGCCGCTAACGCTGGTTTGGTTGAAGGCATGAAGGGTCTGTTCAACCCCACCGATACCATCAGCCGCCAATTCAAAAACGGCATGATGGGCATGGGTGTGTTGGGCTTTGACGAGATCAACATGTCTCAGTCGATCAAGCAGCACACCACGGGCACCCGCGCCGCTACCGGCACCGTCACTGCTGCCGCTGTGACCGCTGAAGGCGCGTCTACCTTGACGTTGACTGTTGGCTCTGGTGAAACCATCACCGTTGGTGACGTGTTCACGATTGCTGACTGCTTTGCTGTGAACCCACAAACCCGTGAGTCCACCGGCTCGCTGTTCCAGTTCGTGGCTTTGGCATCAACGACTGCTACCACCACTGCTACTGTGACCGTGGCTCCGATGTACTCGGCCAACCATGCCTTGGCTACCATGCTGACTTTGCCAGCTAACGCTAAGGCCGTGGTGTTTGTGGGCGCTGCTTCAACTCAGTACCCCCAGAACTTGGTCTACCACAAGGACGCCATCACGTTCGCTACCGCTGACTTGTTGCTGCCCCAAGGCGTAGACATGGCCGCGCGTGCCGTCCACAACGGCATCAGCTTGCGTGTGGTTCGCCAGTACGACATCAACAACGACCGTATGCCTTGCCGTATCGACGTGTTGTATGGCTTCTCCACCATTCGTCCTCAGATGGCCTGCCGCATTTGGGGTTGATCTGAAACGGGGCTTCGGCCCCTTTCGTTGTAACTTTTTTAAAGGAAATTATCATGGCTTTACCTAATGGCGCAGGTGGTTATCAAGTCGGTGCTGGCAACCGTCAAGAAACCCTTATGAGTGCAATGGCTGCACCGCAAACCGCAACTACAACCGCAACTTTGACCGCCGCTCAAGTGGTCAACCAGATGTTGGTTGCAAACCCCGGTTCTGGTGCTCCCGCCGTCTACACTTTGCCCACCGCAGCGTTGATTGACGCCGCCGTGCCCAACGCCACCGTTGGCAGCACGTTTGATCTGTCGCTGGTTAACATCGGCACCAGTTCGGGCACCGCAGCACTGGCAACCGCTACCGGCATCACCGACGGCGGCAACGCTTTCGTTGCGCTGGCGATCACAACTAGCGCAATGTTCCGGTTCCTTAAGACCGGCGACGCTGCGTACACTGTGTACAAAATGGCCTAAACCTAATGGGGGCGTTTGCCCCCATTTCCCCCTTTTGGAACTGATAAAGGAATTTAATCATGGCAAATAACAAACCCATTGGCGTTGCATACGCCGATCCCCAACTGGATTCGTTCCAAGTTGGCGCAGCTAACGATCCGATTGCGATCACTTCTGCTGGTGTCCTCAACGGCGCGTATGCCACCACTTCGGCAACGTCGGGCGACACTCGCTTGAACTTTAACCGGCTGACCTTTACTTCGACTGGCTCTGGTGAAACTGCCCGTTTCTTGACCCGCGTAACTGGCGCTAACGGCGCTACAGGCGGCACAATCAACGGCGCACACGTCAGCACTTCGGTCAACACTGGCGGCACCATCAGCGGCGCGGCCAACGCCATTCGTGCAACTATTGGTGGCACGTCTACCAACCCCGGCGGCACCTTGGCGGCTTTGCAACTGGACTCTGACTTCGCCTCTGGCGGCACCTGGAGCAATGCATCCTTCTTGCGCGTGACCAACTCGGGCACGGGCGAGGTGGGTAACTTTGCTCTGATGCCTGCGGTCAGTGCAACTGGCGTGTTCCGCGCTAAGGTCGGTTCACCAGTGGTCAGCCATACCATCCCCGTGGTTAGCGGCGGCACGACCTACTACATCATGGTCAGTTCAATTGCCTAATGGTAATCACCAAAGAATTTCTCACTGAGGAAATTCAATCGCTTGAGCAAGAGATTGGAAAAGCGCAAGTTTTTCTGACTCAAGCTCAAGCGGTTTTGAACGCCTATCAAATGCTTGCTCGTAGACTGGATGAGCCAGAACCAACACCCACGGAAGAATAATGCCTATCATTTACATGTCTCACCCCGTCCACGGCGCAAAGATTGCATCGATGGAACTTGAAGCCGAGAACGATGAAAGAAATGGCTGGACACGATATACTCTTGACACGCCTGATGTTGTTGAAGAGGCGGCTCCACAGGAAGTAAAACGTAGACGTGGCCGCCCGGCTGTTGAGGCGGTCGAACTAGGAGCGTAAAGATGGCCACCTACTCTGCTGCCGATCAGATCAACCGGGCGCTGCGGCTGCTGGGCGTGCTGGCTGAAGGCGAAACGCCAGCGGCATCAGTGTCTGAAGACGCCTTGATGGCGCTCAACCAGATGATCGACTCTTGGAACACCGAGCGTCTGTCTGTCTTTTGCACCATCGACCAAATTGTCAACTGGCCGGTCGGTTCCATTGAAGAAACCCTTGGCCCCACTGGCTCCCTAGTGCGCCTAAACGGCACTGCCGTGCGGCCTGTTTTGGTAGACGACGCCACCTATTTCAAAGACCCCGGCACTGGAGTGTCGTATGGCCTCAAGCTGATCAATCAGCAGCAATACAACGGCATTGCGGTCAAGACTGTGACCTCGACCTTCCCCCAGGTGATGTTTGTCAACATGACCTACCCAGACGTTACGATCAACATCTACCCGCGCCCCACACGCCTGCTTGAGTTCCACTTTGTCAGCGTGCAAGAGCTCAGTCAGCCTGCCAATTTGGCGACCAACATTTTGTTTCCGCCTGGGTATCTACGGGCTTTCGTGTACAACTTGGCCATGGAGTTTGCGCCTGAGTTTGGCGTTGAGCCCAGCCCGCAAGTGCAGCGCATCGCCATGACCAGCAAGCGCAACTTGAAGCGCATCAACAACCCTGATGACATCATGTCTATGCCGTATTCGTTGATTGCGACTCGCCAGCGCTTTAACATCTACGCCGGCAATTACTGATGAAAACGCCTATTCTTGGCTCGACCTATGTGACCCGCAGCATCAACGCTGCGAATGCCCGCATGGTTAATCTGTTTCCAGAGGTTATTCCCGAAGGCGGCAAAGAGCCTGCGTTCTTGCAGCGCTGCCCAGGCTTGACGCTTTTGTCAACGGTGGGCACTGGCCCGGTTCGTGGCCTGTGGGCATTCTCACCCAACGATGGCGAGGGCTTTGTGGTGTCAGGCACCCAACTCTACAAGATCGACAACGCTTACGCGGCCACGCTGATTGGCACTGTGGCAGGCACTGGGCCGGTCAGCATGGCCGACAACGGCACGCAACTGTTCATTGCAGCCGACGGCCCCAGCTACATCTACAACAACACCACCAACGTTTTTGGCCAGATCACAGACCCTGACTTTCCCGGCGCGGTGACTGTGTGCTATCTGGACGGCTATTTCGTATTCAACGAACCCAATAGCCAAAAGATGTGGGTGACCACCCTTTTGGACGGCACGTCCATTGACCCGCTTGAGTTTGCCAGCACTGAAGGGTCGCCTGACGGCTTGCTGGCCGTGGTGTCCAACTTCCGCGAGGTTTGGGCCTTTGGCACAAACTCTATTGAGGTCTGGTACGACTCAGGCGCCACAGACTTCCCCTTGCAACGCATCCAAGGCGCGTTCAACGAACTTGGTTGCGCAGCCCCCTACTCCATCGCCAAGATGGATAACGGCCTGTTCTGGCTAGGCCGGGATCGCCGGGGCCAAGGTATCGTTTACCGGGCCAACGGGTACCAAGGCCAACGCATCTCAACCCATGCAGTTGAGTGGCAAATCCAGCAGTACACCGACATGTCGGACGCTATTGCGTACACTTATCAACAGGATGGCCACAGCTTTTATGTGCTGATCTTCCCCACGGCCAACACCACTTGGGTGTACGACGCCGCCACCCAAGCCTGGCATGAGCGGGCAGGCTTTGTTGAGGGCGAATTTACCCGGCACCGCAGC